CTTGCCATAATTATTTACCTACGCTGCAATATCTACCCAATCAGGGGTTTGAGATGCTGTTATATTTGTCCAAGTTGTTCCCACAGTGGGGTTAATTTCATTCCAAACTAAAACACCACCTACTGCACCACTTGCAGATACCCCTGTGACAGATGCTTGAACTTGAGGTACAACACTAATTGTGCCCAAAGCGGTCGTACCCGCCAACCCTGTAACAGAAACATTAGCATCACCATCAATCGTAATACTACCAACACTTGCGGTTCCCGCTATACCTGTAACAGAAACAGATGCCGTGCCGGTGGCGGTAACACTACCTACACCACCTGTGGCTGCAATACCAGTAACGGCAGCACTTACATCGCCTTCAAAACTAACACTACCTACCGCGCCTGTAGCACTTGTAATAGCTTGATCTACGTTCCAAGCGCCACCGTTCCAACTTTGACCAGAACTATTCCAGCCAATATATGTGACTAAAGCATCGGCCATTAGGCGATCCTGATAATAGCATTACTTGCATCGGCTGTTGGAAATACAATAGTAAAATCTCCACTTGTTGATGCCTTGTCCCCACCAAAATCTAAAACGCAGACCGTGGGGTCCCCACTTGCGCTGTCATTAAAGATTAAAGCACCTCTAGCCGTAATGGATGATGAACCAAACGTTACGTCAGCAAAATCCGTAAAAGCTGTAGTGCCACTTGTGGTTGGGTCTACCCTAGTCAAAGAAGCACCTTTTGCCGTATAACCTGTGCCGCTCACCTCATTACTGGTGGTATACGCCGTAGTAGCCGCAGTAAAGCTGGCACTATTGGTATACAATGCAATGTTAAAGGTGTTGCCACCAGAGTTTTTAAAGTTATGCACAGCTTCCATAAGCTCTTTTTTAAAGCTGGTACACATAAAATTTCCACTGAATGCCATTACAATCTCCTAATTAAATCTGCTAATTCTGGTTGTCCCGCATTTAGTAACGTATTGTACACCGTCGTGCGATCACTTTTAATAGCTTCTCGCATATATAGTGTTAACGTTTGCACTAAATACTTTCTAAAAGTATGCGCTTGCTCTCGTATTATGGGGTTGGCTTGGTCTGAAATACTAATAATTTTATCAGCACACCGTTCAGCCACCTCTTCCGGGGTAAAACCCCGTTTTTCTGTTGTTTGAACAGAAACTTTAAATTCTGGTCCAAACCCTACCCCTAACGCCTCTGTGTTCATTGTTTTGGCCTAATTACTTGCCCTTTCATATATTCGTCGGTCACTTCTTTAGCTTCACCAAACTGTTTTAAAGTTGCAATTCCTTCCATAAAACGTTGTTGATAATTAGTTATTAAGTCTTGTTCCCCTTTCATGTACGTGTATGCCTCTATTAAAGAACCATACAACAAGGAAATCGTTGCATTTTCACTAAGCCACGTAGTACCGCTGTCTGCCCCTGCCGTTAAACTGGTTGGACGATAAAAATAATGCACTTCAACATCAGAAGAAGCACTTGGTGTGGGACCAATAATAAAATTAGTTACATCAAACAAAGCATAAAAACGAGGATCGCCCGTAGTAGCCGGGTTGGGGTTAAATGTTTGAATAAAATTAACATCTTTAAACTCTAAAAAAGTTTTTTCACTACTAGAATTTGTAAAAGATAACGAATAGGGGGCTAAAAAGTCCGTAGGAACGGTTAAAAATTGATTAGATGCGGTCATGTTTCCAGACGCATTTTTACGAAATAAACTTAACTGTACCATTTTTAAAATACGTTCTTCAGCAGCGCGTATAAATACAGGAAGGTTGGTTACAAAAGACGTTTCATCGTTTTCTGCATAATCTTGAATGGCTGATTTTAATTGGGTGTATGTAAAACTCATGTGGTTACCGTAACCTGTCCAATTTGTCCAAAACCTTTTATAGATTTAAACGTAGGTCCTTCTATAACAGGAACCCCCGCATAAACATCTAATACTTCGGTCCTGTCTGGTCTTGGGTTTTTTAACGCTTGTGCGTCAATAACATTACCTAAAGGCTCTAATTGTGGCTGTTTGGCTTCCCACTCATCAAAACCCACTAACATGCCGGTCCATTCTTTTTTCATATCGTGTAAACGATAACGAAAGCCGGAACGATCTGAAATCCCGTAAGCCTTGTTTCCTACAGCATATTTTGACACTATCTAAGCCTCATATATGCTAAACTTGGTTGCACTTGCGAGGAAGCACGATCACGATCTTCTGCTGCCGCACGTTCAAATTCTTCTTCGTACACCGCTTTTAACAGTTGTATACGATCAGGGGCTTTTTTTATTGATAAATAATAAGCTAACCCTGCGGCTAAACACGGGTAAAAACGAAACGGTAAATCCATTGTATTAGTATAGGTGTCCGAATCGTCCATACGCACTAACCTATCAAAAATAATACTGTCTGTACTGTTTTCTGGAATAGGCCACACTTTTAACACGGGCGTTATTTGACGATCTATAAAGAACTGCGACGCCCTTGCTTGCTGTGTTTTACTGGGAATATTAAGATAAGCATCCCGGCTTATCCGCGTAATTCCATAATCCGTCGTATCCCGGCGAATTACAGCCGATAAAATATCAATGGTAGATTGAACCGGGGTTAAGTCTACCGCCGCAGACAACGTGGTTGTTGCTCCACTTGTACCTCCCGTTAACGTTTCACCACTACTAAACGTTCCCGTAGGTATAGTAATTGCCATACTTGTGGACGAAGGTAAATTAGTGATTTTTGCTGTTGCCGCACTCGTGCCCCCTGTGATTGTTTCCGCCACAGAAAACGAACCACTTGCGCCTACCGTTATATTTAAGTTTCCTGCCGGATAATCACCTATGCCTTGCGCAGTTATAATGGTCGTTTGTTTAATCGTCCATTGATTTAAACCGCGATTAGCCCAATCCGCCAACATTAAATTTAAAGAACGTTTGGCTGTTTTTAAATCGTATCCCGTGCGAACTTCTAAGCCACAACGCTCATACGCTTCTTCTACATATTCCGCAACATCTAGTTCAAAGTTTTTTGAATCAGAAACTGCCACTACTTATATCCCCGCACTCTCGGCGAATCTATAACTGTGGTTGCTTCTTGTACGTGTAAACGAACTGGACCACCGTGTTTTTTCTTGGTCGCAGTTTTAGCGGATTCTTTAAAAGCATCTGCGGAAGGCGCACCTTTCGCACCTTTTTTTCGCATCGTTTCGCCAGAGCCTTGGGCTATTCGTTTACGTTTTGCGTGTATGTTTGCATACAGTCCTTGTTTAGCCATTATTTTTTAACCTTTCCGCCACGTCTTCTTTTTATTGCCATTTTTGGTTTAGCCGCCATGCCGCCGCCACGCATTTTCTTCATAGCCATGCCGCCGCCACGCATTTTCTTAACCGCTACTTTTGGTTTAGCCGCCATGCCGCCGCCACGCATTTTCTTGACTTTCTTAACCGGTTTTTTAGCCATGTTTTAAACCCCTATATAAGTTTTTTCGTTGAGAATAAAGCTCCATTACATCTTTATTGTCTGCATAAGACAAATAATAACCTTTTGCTCGTAAAGTTTCTGCTGATTCTTCCAATTTAGATAACCTTTGTACATAAGTTACCGCATACATGGCGTCGGTCAATCCGTCAAACTCTTGGTCAAATACCGCTTCACCATAACCTTGTTCCTCTGGTTCATCGTCTGGGTGAAACCCCATCAGCCATATATCTTTATCAATAAACATGCCGTTAGCTACGGCTTTGTTTAATTGCCCTAAATAATAATGAAACTCTTCTGGCTCTTTACAATAATCAAAATCCACCAACAAACATACATCAAGCTCATTCGGATACTGTGAAATTAAAGTATACAACGATTGTTTACAAGAACCATAGTTAAAAGTTACGCCTACTTTATCCTGCGCCCACGCTGCTTTAGCAAAAGGACACGCCGGTAAATCGTTAAAAAATTCATTTGGTTTTTCTAATGCGTGCGCTGACCATGCACGTAATTCTTCACAAACTTGTTTTTCAACTCCGGTAAAGCAAGCTTGAATAGTCATACAAAATAACGTGTTGCTTTTCTGCGGTTTGCCATGATTGCGCCACAGCCTTTGTTCTTTTTACGTTTCCCTTGTGCAAGTTTACGATTGCCGGTTAACTGTTTAGACGTTGATGATCTGTTCATACATTCCCCTGCGTAATAAAGTAATACACCACGGCAGCTAATTGCATTAACATACCACTTAAAACTGCCCAAAGTTTTACATCTAAGCCGTCTATGTCTTTTTGCATATGTGTTAAATGGTTGTTTTCAAGGCGATTTAATACCGCTTCAATAACAGAGACACGTTTATCTAAACTTTGTAAGGCTTCCTTTTCTTGCTTTGTTGCCATTAGCACTTCCACCTTTTTCTAGCTTGGCGCAAACGACTGTTGGGATTTTTAGCAGCTTTAGGAAACTTTTTCATTTGACCCGCAGAACGAGCGCAATACGACTTTCGTCGCTTCGCTGCTTTACTACCTTTTTTAACTTTTCCGGTAACTGCGGTTTGCAATTTACTGCCCGGATTAGCTTTTCGGTGCGCAGCTACGCCTTTTTTAGTCATGCCCGCCCCAGATTTAGTGGGGCGGTAGTTTGCGCCTTTACCTTTTGTAGTTCTTCTAATGGCAGTTTCTTTTTTACGAGCCATTAAAACCCCCTATTTAGGAGTTAAGCGAAGAATACAGTCATAGACGACATTGTTGTTTGTGTGTAAACAACGTATGCGCCTGCATTGCACCTAATACCGGAATCAGGGATGTCGGGATACTCTGTCGTGTTTGCCGATGCCACCGTATTGTATTGCATACGAATAGACCCGGTCCCCGACGTTTCTCTAAATGTAATTGTTCCCGCTGTTCCTGTATTGACCACGTAAAGACCACGTAATCGACAGCTACCTTGAAATACGGGAGCGGCTATAGACGTTCCCGACCCTGCTTCAACATTACCGGCAGTAGCGCCACTACAAGCAATTTGCGTCACCGTAGCAAAAAATTTGCTTCCCGTGGCTACGTCTGTGTTTGCTCCCGTAATGGCTTCGGTCTGTGCTGCACCTGTTTCATCTGTACCCGTAACGGTAAACGTGTCGCCGCTATCATTCCCCGCAGACGTAATAATTACGTTACGAGGTTGATCGAAAGTAACACTCCCACCCGAAGCTAAAGCACCGTTTATCGTCAGATTTCCTGCCTCAGACAACGTTGCAGCGGTGGATATGCCATTATCGTCAGATGTTGCCGCCTCAATAAAGGTGGCTTGTACGTCTGATCCAGACATATTATCTCTCCACTAATACTGAGATGTAATCAACCGTCATAGTTTTAGCCGCTGCCGCACCGTTTTGAATACCAAACGAAACAGTCAACTCTTCGTCATCTGGTAAGTTAGTGTTCACTACGGCTACAGGCTCCGCGTGGTTTATTGCGTAATAAACCGAAGAAGCGTTAGGATCAACATAAAAGGCAACTGTTACAAACGTATCGTCTTCCATTGTATGAATAGCGGTTGTTAACGTTTCAGTGCTGTCTTTTTCAACAACAAAATCTAGGTTTGTATCACCATCATCTTTTCTAAAGTTTATGCCGTCACTTGCTGCTAAAGGTGTAGTATCGGTAATTTGTAAACCCATAACAAAGTCAGATTGTGTAGCATCACTAACTTTAAATCGAGCTTCAAAAAAAGCCCTTTTAGATCCTGTGATTAAAAAAGATTCGCCTTTTAAATTAAAAAAATCTGCATCATCATCAGCATCGTCGTTAGTTATTAAAAGCTGTCCACCGGCACCTGACGTTAAAGCTTCAGAAGCATTGCCAGAACCACCTTCTGTGGTTGTGATTGTCCACTCATCAGCGTGATAAGTCATAAAATCATTAAAATAACCATAAAAAGTTTGGTCGGAAGGACTAGGCATAAACATAGGCGTGTCTTTCTTTGATTTAGACGCAACCGTGTTTCCTGCCCAAAGAATTAAATTTTGAAAATGTGGATTAGCCATCAGAACTCCTTTCAGAACCCGCTTGGGGCCTCGTTAAGCTATTAAAAAAAGGGGACCCGAGAGTCCCCGTTGTTAGTATTATGCTCCGGGCGTGCCGAAAACACAACGCCAATCTGATACACCAAACGAATAACGCTCACGAGCCTTAAACCGCATATTGCCAGTATCGAAGTCACCTTCCATAGCTGTCTTAATAGCGGAACGCTCAAACATCTTAAATCCATTAGGTGCGTCTGTCTTGATGAAAAACGCGTCAGTATCCGTCAAGAAGTGGTTTACAACCGCTCCGTCAGGAATCATACCCATAGATTTTGTAGCGTTTACGTCATTGTCTGAGGTGCCGGGACGCAAATTAGAGTTTAATACTCTTTCTGCGATAAATTGAAGTTCTTTTGGAATCATAAGTTTCATTCCACGAACAGCAATTTTAAGACCACGCTCATCGGTAAGACCCGCAATATCTATCAACATTTGCTCTAACGAAGTTTCGTTAAGGTCAGCAGCAGTTGACAACAAATTACGTTGATTACCTGACAAAGACGGGTGTGCAGAAGAACAAAGTGCCGCTCCATCACCTACCGGAAACGATGTGCTAAAAGCGTTGTTCAATATAGACGCAGCTTTAATTTGCTTAGTCTGTGACATTGAACGTGCCAAAGCACGGGTGTACCGGGAAGCAAGACGGTCGTACAAATTGTCTTCAATTGCTTCTTCAGTAATGCTAAAAGCAAGAGCCACGGTTTCGTGCGTGTATCGAGCAGTGAAAGTTTCCTGCGCATCATCAAATGATATTGCAGTACCTTCGCTCTTAACAGGCGCGGTTCCAAAGCCCGAAAGCATTACTTCTTCTTCAAAAGCTCTGTCTGAAGATTCTGTTTCAAAAATCTCCTCAGATTCTTTTTCGTAACGATCATACTCTAGCCCAAACAGTGCATTCAGTCCGGGTTCAAGCTCTTTCGCTAACTGTGCGCGAGAAATAGCCATTAGTTAACCCTCCTAAATGCCCGTCGAATCCGCAGTAGTCTGCGAATCAAAACGGCGTGTGCCCGAATTAAAATGGGCGTTGAGTCGAACGATCATTGCTACTCCAGCAGCAGCATAATCATTATTTGCATCATCGTCTACAATGCCAACAATACGCAAAGGTAGTGTTGCTGTTGTAGCTATCGTTGATACCCCTAAAGCACTGGATGACTGTCCTGTATCAGTTGAACCACTTCTTGCAGAGGTGCCTAAAGAAGCATTCGCAAAAACCGCAGCCAAAGCTGTTGCACGGTTTGTTAGAGATGCGTCAGAAGCTACCTGAAACAACTGATTAGGGTTGTCAGCAACGAATGCTTTGACAGGATAATTCGTGTCAACGCCTACGCTACCTGATCCGGGCCAATAATTAAGCCATGTTGGCTTCTTCGTTGTACTGTCATGGTACATAACACCTGTCAAAACCCCAAGGGCTTGAGTAGTACCACCATCAGTCGCTCCTGCTTGGTCAATAACGCCAGCCGCCAAGGGGACTACAATTTCCCCATTGTAAATAACGTTTGTGTTATCACTAGCGATTTCATACTGAGTTACCCCAGTAGAATTAGCACCGCTACCAGCTAGACCAATAGGACGAAGACCATAGGCTGTTTCTTGATTTGCCATGTTCTAAGTTCTCCAAATTACAGCGGTCAGCAATTAATTCTTGCGTGAACCGCCGAAGGTTACACGAGATTGACGCTCGGATTTACCGATTGTCATGGTTGGATGTGCATTTTCTCGCAACATATCCTGTTCCACAGCTTCAATTTGGTCAGCACTTCGTTGTGCGAAGTATTCTGTCCGCTCTGCCACTGTTTCAAGCGGGATACGAGCGAGTACAAGTCCACCAACTCCAAAAACACCTTCAAATTTACCTGATTCAACTATAGGAGCTTCAAACTCGGGATACTCATCGGCGCGAACAAGTTCATAACCCTCTCGCAACCGTGCTGAAATGTTCTTTCGGTCGTCAAAACCACGAACTTCAGCGCGTATCCAACGATGCTTAAAACCCTCTGGGGCAGGCGGTGCATCTAACATTGATGGGGGAGTCCAAGGCTTACGCCTAGTTTGCTTCTCCCGGCTTTCTTTACTACGTGAGGTTCGCTTAACGCCCTCAAAACCCTGTTTAGTTGCTTTTTCGGCCATTTTATTACTCCTTCACGTATTTCGCGTATTCTTCTAGCGGCACACCCAATTTTTTAGCTATTGTAACTTGGGACGGGGTGAGTCGTACCTTTTTACTACCACTGCGCCCTGTTGTACTTCCTGTACTGCGGGATACTCCAGCAACGTTCTGGGCGGGACGTTTAACGCTGGCACCGTTATCAAATTTGTTTGGGAACTCTTTTTGAAGAGTTCTATCAAGCTCATCATAATACTCATCGCTCTGCGGGTCAAACCCTTCTGATTCGACTAATCGCTTATGTATACCAAAAGCCGCAAAAGTCATTGCCTCATCTTGCCCAAACCATTGATTCCTAGACGCCCAATCTTGAGCTTTAGGATCTGGTTCAGGGGGAGGGGGTTCCGGCTGCGTTTGAGCTTGCGCTTGCCGCGCCGCTTCGGGATTAGCCGCATAGTAGTCCCTAGCAGCCTGCTCCTGTTGCACCCGTTGATCTTGCTGACGTCGGGCTGTTTTATACTGATTGTTAGCAATGCCTATTTCTGTTAGTTTTTGCTGGGCTTCTACCGTGGCAGCGGTGTCACCTAGCTCAAGCGCCCTGTTTAACTGGGCTTTTACTTGCTCCTCCTGCATTTCTAACCGGTTGCCATACTCCTGCATGTAACCTTGATCTAGACTTTGCATACGAGTTTTTAAATTATTTGACTCAGTTTGAACATTTTTAGCATAACCAATAGCTTCATCGCGTTGCCTTTCCGCTTCGCGCATCTTTTTGGTTAGCTTATCAATCCGCTTTTTTACAGAAGTGCTGTATTCTTCATGTTGTTCGCCTTCTGCCGCTTGTTCTACTTCAACTTCATTAGAAACAACCGCTTCAACCGGGCTTTGCGGTACTTCAACCTCGGTATCCTGTTCTTCCTCAACATCTAATTCTATTTGTTTCTCTGCTTCAGCCATTTTTTATCTCCTAAAGACTAAGAATATCGTCTGGGTCTGTGATAGTTGCAAGGATTTCGTCATCATTTAAAATCCGAACCTCGCCACCCTCAATACGAAACCGAGAACCCGCATATCGGGCAAAAATTACCCAATCTTTTTCGCGGCACCACGGTCCTTCTGGAAATTTATCTAGGTCTTTGTAACAGAGAGAACCTTGTTTAACGACATAACCGACTACAGTCTGTATCTGGTCGTCATCCAAAAGTTTATTCGGAAGCACAATACCGCCTTCCGTCATTTCTTTACCTCTATAGGGAAGAATTAACATGCGCCAGCCCGTAGGGTTTGGCATTCGTTCAAGAAGAGAACCTTCCATTGCTTCCGGGTCAAGGACCCGCTTTTCCGGCACCGTATATAAATCTTTAATGCCTTGTTCTGCCGCCTCTAAATCCAGCGACTCTGCTGCTTCAGTCATTATCTTGCTCCTGTTGTTCTAGCAGGCCCGAGAGTTCCTGTGCTATGTGGTTAAGAGCGTCAAGGTTGCCCATAAGCTCCCTATAATGCTCCATGCTTTTTACATTACCGTGTTCTAGTAAATCTAAAACCTGTCCGCGCCTGTCCTTAATAGCTCTTTGAACAAACTGGACGACTTGTAATGAATCCAATTAACTTCCTACGTTATCTGAGAAATTCGTATCTATATATACCACATCTTATATCAATACGTCCAGATAACGGGGTCAGTTTCACGAATATCTACGTGAATAAAGCTTTTTGCCACCCCAATACCATAAAACTTCTGTTCTAAAGCCTTTTCTACAATAATTCTTCGCTGTTTACCATTAGCCACGGCAATATCAGCAGCAATGCCTCGGGTGTGTGTTCCCGGTACTTGTTTTTTAGCCTCGATAGAGTGCTTTACTGAACGGTAACCTGATGTAATGGCAAAAGGAAACCCGCAGGCTTCTCGCAAAACATCTAATCTTTGAACAAATACGTCCCAAATTTCATTTTCACCGGTTTCAGAACATGCAAATTCTTCTCTGGTAAAGTATTCAAACTTCATTCTTTCTTTCCTTGACCTAAAAACAATCCAAAAACCGCAGTCATCGCGCCTGTAACAACGCTGACTAACCCGGCTTGTTCAAAAGTCGGTTCTTCTAGTGTTGTGAACCAGTGTATTACGTCCCAACTGGCTAGTCCCATTAATAGCACTAACAATCTTGGCATAACACGCCACTTATCAAACTCTTCCGGCGTCATTCTCTTGCTCCTTTTCTCCCCACCACACTACTACAAAAGCGTTACACTTAGGACAGGATAAATTAGTTTCAATTAAGTGTTCGTCATCACGCTCATTGTCGTGATCACCACCCCAGATTAACTTTGTATTACAGTGATAGCAGTTCATTTGCGTAACTTCATTAATTTGTCGGCGCCCCTTATCCCAAATGACGCGCTAACGGCGATGAAGAGTAGATATTGATACCAATCAGGAAGGTTAGATAGAGCGTCAAAACCAGCATGAACCCTATCCATGACAGCAATATCATCAAAAGCCACAGCATACCCCACCATAAAGATAGGGACAGCAAGTACAATTGTCCAGAACTCGTCTTTCCAGCTTGTACCAGACGCTGAAGCCATTTTGTCTTCCCAGTTTGCATCATTTTGAATTACCGTCATCTTTGCTTGATGTTTAGCCTGCGTTTGTTCGTGCTTATTCTTCATCCACGTTCCCGCAAGATTCGTTACAGGTCCGAGAACTGCGCTCAATATATTCATATTTTAATCCCGAAAAGTTGTGTTTGCAGGAACCATTTTAGGCACGCAGTACGCGGTAATCTTTGTCTGCGATCTGACAAAAGTGTACCTAAAAGACGTTTCCCCCGTTTCTAACGCTCTAGCAAACTGATTGCACCTGTACACGCTTTGAAATACAAATTGATTAGATTCAATCATTTCACCGTCTACTATCATAATAAGAAGAAATGCCATCACCATAAAGGCACACTCCCCAATAACGTTAATATAATTGCCATTTCATCAGTAATCAATGGTTCTGCATAAGTCGATATGGCATACAGCATAGCTAAAAATACCGCTAGAGCAACAATAAGTATAAACCCCGCCCATAACGTAATCCTGACGGCTCTCCTTCTAGCAGCTTCTTTTGCCCGCATTTCTGCGATTCGACGTTTCCTAGCATTTGCCATTTCCATCTGTATTTCGTCCCACAAATGGGCGTTTCCAGAATATATAAATAATTCACGGATCTCGTTCATCCTGTCCTGATATTGCTTTTTTGCCAGCGTTATCTGGATAAGTTCTTCCTGAGAGAGGTTGTTACGGTTTTTATTTTGATAGGCTTGCAGATCAACTTGTGCTTGGCCAAGCTTTCCCACAAAAGAGCCGATAGTGTTAAGGTCGTTGCACGTCCCGGCGACCTTGTTTATCGCTCCTGCGGCGGCGTTTATCGTGCTGATAATCGCCATTATCTCTGCTACGGCCACCTTTCACACCTTTTCGACGTAGTTTTGGGTAGCCGATACTGACAAAATAAGAATTAATGTCACGCCCCGTTAATTACTTACGCGGTACGACGTGACTTCCTCTTTTTACCGCGTTTTTTCTGACTAAGGGATATCGCTACCGCTTGTTTTTGAGAATAACCCTCTTTCACCAATTTCTTGATGTTAGAGCTAACCGTTTTTTGGCTTGTCCCTTTCTTTAAGGGCACCCTAACAACTCATATAGCGTGAGCCACGTAACGCGGCACCCATGCCACGCTTCTTGCCACGGAATATCTTACCTTGTTCTGTGTTAGGTGTTTTCTCAGGAACCAACTTTGCAAAAGGTATGCTTCCCTGATCGCCAATAACCGCCTTATTTACAGGCTTGGGGGGTGATGCGGCAGGACCGCTAATAATATGTACTTTACTCATTTTAAAATCCTCGATTGGTTATGTCCTGCTGACGCAATTTTTCACGTTCCATAGCAGAATCTATACGCGCCGCCGTCTGTTTTTCCTGACTAGCTAACCGTTGCTGAAATTCCTGTGATCTTTGGGCTGCTTTTTGTGTATCAAGCTGCAACTCTGCTTGTTCCTGTGCAATATCTGCTTGAACCTGTTGTTGCTTTAACGCAAGTTCCTGCTGCTTCAACTGCACCAACGGATCTGGACCTTGTTGACCACCACCCGCTATCTGTTCGCTGAGTTGTTTTAAATTCTGCATTTCCTGCGCAATCATCTGCGCGGTCACCGATTGTAACTCTATTACTTGTTCATCCGTTAATTGCTGTCCCTGCGTCTGTTGCATAAACTGCACCACCGCCATTTCATTCGCTTTTATCTGCACATGTTCTAATACGTGCTTTTGTAGCGCTCCGGCCACTCCCGGCGACTGCATTACCATGCCAGAAGCCCCAAAGGTTAAATGCGCCATAATATGTGCGTCGTGGTTTTGACCTTCAAACGCCTTTAACTGCGTACCTTCCAAAGCATCTATGTTTTCCTGCGCAGGGTCTTTCGGCACGGGGTCTTCGGTAGATTGCGGACGTAATAGCTTATCAACATCCCTGACCCCGAGCGCATCATACATCCTGCGATATGCCTCGTAAATATCATGTATTTCGGGAGCTTGCATTGCCAGTTGCATCTGCGTCTGGGCCAGAGAAATACGCTGTGCCTGTGAAAATATGTTCGGGTTAGATACAGGTACTACATCAACGCGATCATCAAAATCCTGTTGCATGACGGCTTGATCGCCGCCTTCTACAGAATATGGATATATAGGCGGTAACGATTCGGACATAACCCGAGCTAACAACTTAAATTCCATCTTCATGGCGTAATGCAGGCGTTTATGCACGGCACTCATTACCCGCGATCCCTGTTCCAGCATAGCAACCGTAGTACCTACTGCCGCTTGCTGATTACCATCACCAACCTTTAAATCGGTAATGGTGGCAAACCGTTGACCTGCTTCTACTACAAACCCTAACAACTGAAATAGGGTAGAATCTGGACCTTTAAAAGGCAAAGGCATCAGACTATCTCGTATAGCACCACCGGGAGCGTCTATATCCCGAAATTCTCCGGGCTGAATTGGCTCGGCATCGTCCCTAATCCGTAAGCCACGGGCTTTAAATCCGGCGGGGAGGTTACTGAGAGTGCCAGCATCTATAAGCTGGCGAAGGGCCGCTGTAGCGGTACGTGAAAGGCCCCCAATGGTGTGAATAAGCCCAAGTCCGTAAAAACCAAACCCCGGCAAAAACTTATAATGAACAAAATATTGAATCTTGCGTTGTAGTTCGTCGTCCGCGTTGTAATTACGGCGGATAGCTAACACCTGACCGTTATCCTCGGAAATGGTTACCACATAAGGTACTTTGATACCTGTGGGTTCGCCTTCCCCGTCACTCTCTTCAAATCCGGCTAAATCAAGGTCAACATGACATTCCAGCAACGTACAGTCATAGTCTATGTTTGTAGATTGGACCCCTTCAATGCGATCCATCTCACTACCTATCGAAGTGTGGTCTTCTGCCTGCGACGGCAACACGTTTACATCAAGGTAAAATCCCGATAATTGCTTTTTACGCAACTCGTTTAAAGGCATTTTTAAAACTTGTGTTACGTTCGGACAACTTTCAATGTCATTTGCTTCGTAGGGAACCACTAAATGTTCCGCAGGAACAAATTTACTGACGGCTCGATCCAAGGTGCCGTCGTAATATACTTTTTTAAAGGTGGAACCTGCCAAAGGCAAATAAAACAGCATCTGATCGAATTCCGGGGTGTATTCCTCCATCACATTCGTGATGTAGTAATTCATAAATTCCTTGACACGCTTTGCCTGATCTTCTTTTTCCTTGGACTTTTCGCCCATGACCGCTGTTCTTACCGGTCCTCCCGCAGGCAAAAGTTCGTTAAATGCCTGTGCTTGAAACTGTGTAGCGGCTTCCGCCAGCAAGGGATGGGTTACGCCCGTCGCACCCCTAAAAGGCTCCGTTCTTTCCTCGTAGGTAAAACCAAGCAGTTCAAGACCGTTCGCATACGCATCTTCCCAATCTTTGCGGGAAGACTTGTTGGCTTCAAAATCGCCTAGAAGTTCTGATGCAACCCTGCCTAATTCCCTGTCGTCCAGTTCCTCGGCTAGGTTTCTAAAAAAATCGCCTTCATCAGGCGCGTTTGAGGCTGTAGGGTCAAAATCAATAATAACCCCGCCGTCTTCGGAGGATTCAATCTCAATGCCTTCCGGTAATTCAGGTGTGCCACCCACAAGTGTACCGGGAGCCGCGATCTCTATATCAAGCTCCAAATCCTCTGCTGAATCGTTCGTGCTTCCCTGACGTGCCATTAAGGAAGCTAACGTTGCTTTGTCTCCGTTTGCCATTTAAGTTCCTCCGACCCTCCTATGCTACAGCACCGGAGTGCATATTCCTAGCTATTTGAGCCAGTGACGCCATGCCCCGTGGGCGGTGGTTCATGTCCCGCGCCACAGAAGCAAGAGAAGACACGCCGCCACCCGATTGAAACTTAGATAACGGTTTTTGAGTAAACGCTTCTTTCATTTTTTCTGTAAGCGGTAAATACCAAACCATGTGTCCTCGGGTCGGTTCCTTCGTGGCCGTGTTTCGCTGGGGTATTTCCAGTTTTTTAAGCTCCACGCCGTATTTTTTTGCAATTTCTTTTGCGTGGTTTTTAATAATACCATCGTAAGCTGTAAAGTCTGTACCGGGGTAACGCAAATTTTGAATAGCATCGGGGGTAAAGGCTAACCCGTCTTTATTATTTACCGACGCTTCCTGAACCATTCTGTCAAAAGAAAGTTGCATCCAGTTATTTTTAAAAGGGGCGTCTGGCACTGCAAAACTACCTTGATCTTCTCTAAAATATTTACCTACCCACCCCCGTGGATTAAACCACCTGTCGTTTTCTATTCGATACGCCGACTCTTTAAACAATTTAGTCAGTTCCGGGGCTTCTTTACGAAATATACTAACCTTTTCGTTATCTACTGCTTTATCGTAAGCGTCAGTTCCTATGCTTAACGTGGGCTTTTTTTCAGCAACGTTTTTTAGTGCTTTTCGCTGAAACTGTTCACGGCTCATTGGAAGCCGGTCGGCTGATCTAGGTTCGTTTATAAAATCTAAAATCAAAGATTTTTCAAAATTACGCGCTTTTTGGTGCCAATCTGACTGAATCTCTTCTATATACAAAGCGTCAAACAATTTATCCTTTTTACCTTTAACTTCTTCCAATAATACGCGGTCGTTATAGCGTATGTGCGAAAAAGTATTGTCCGCAATATGATAATGATCTTCTTTAAAAGGTATGCCACTTAACGGGTCTGTTTCCGTGGACAACGCTAATAATTTTAAGTTTTTAGGGGGTTCCACTAATTCACTATAATGTTCGATACCAAGCGTATCTCGTATATCGTAAAGTTGCCGAGCTTGCGTTACATACTCACTGTCCTCCATGTTGTAGTCCACATCTTCCTTATTACTAGAAAGAAATTTTTCTCTAATTGGAACCGAGTTTTTTTCTATGTAACGAGCAACCTCGCTGGGTGTTACCCTAGTTTTTTCATCAAAGGCTTCTTTTAACACCTCTATTAACTCTTCTTCCGGCAAATCACGGGCAAGCTCATAAGCGTCGTCGCTTACCCCAATCCGAGAAAGAGGTTTTAAGGCTTCCGAAGTCACGCCTTTTATCCCTTTTTTCGTCGCAGTGCTTTTTATTTTGTTTAGTAACTGATCCAAAGGCTGCTTTTGATCTTTCATTCCACGTAATACCATTAACACAGGTGATTCATACGCCCCTATGTTTTCATTAACTGGAACATCGCCAAGTAATTGACCAAAATTTAGTGGAAAACGATTAAAAACGTCAGGTTGTGTGTAAGCGTCTATTAATTTTTTTAAATAATTGTCCTTGGCTTCTTTAAATTTTTCTGGACTACCACCTAAAATGGTTGAAAATTCGTCATCTTGAGCTTCTTGCATCTGACTTATGTGATAACCTAAACCTAAACTGTTCGCAGGGTCACGTCGAGTTCCAATATCCGGTGTGCCTGCTATCAACGCTTTTTCTCTTGCTTGCATTTCAGCAAGGTCTTTAAAATCGTCTACGTTTATCTTCGGGCTTTCTATGCCTTGCCGTTCAACCGCAGCCCGAGAGGAGAAACGTCCGGGTTCGTATTGTTCTTTTAAAAATTTTTCTTGGTTTCGTATGGCTTCTTTTATGTTGGCTAAACCGGTGTCAGGGGCTTGCGTCGAAACAGGCGGTACAAAGCCCTCTTTTGCACTAATATGCGATTGAAGTGCAGATAATATATCCCTAGTAAGCACTTTTTTTGATACGTCACTACTGTACGGGCTGCGCTTTAAAAAAATTGTGCCGCCTTCTAAAAAAACGTCGGATTTTGGAGCAAATTTTTTGGAATCGTCAGTGTAGGTTATTTTAAGGTTTTTTAATTCGGGATACGCCGCAAACCCTTCAGGCCAATCTATAAAATCCTTAACTTTACCTGCCCGGACTTTTTGAGGAAGATCGCTTTCAAAATCTTCTCTCATTTTTACTTTAGCGTTAAGCGCTTTATCGTCTATTTTAAAATTGTCTAGCGGTATAATTGTTCCCAACTTATCTTCAAGCAAACGCAATTGGCCTGTTTGTTCAAACACTTCTTCATCAGGTACGCCTCGTCTTATTTTTGTTGCGGCTTCGGCAATTTTTTCTTTAGGCGCGTTTTTTGCTTTTATTCCTGCCATCATCGCCAACGTAGGTGCGACTACATCCGCGCCTATGCCCGCTACATCCCCAACCCCACCAACTACGTCCAGTGCCGCAAACGTGGATTCTAAAGGCGTGGACTTTTGTCCATAACCCAACCGAGTCAGGTACGGGCCAATGCCCGCTACCGGGTCTACCAAAGACAATAAAGGTTTTTCTTGTTCCAGATAACGCGAAAAACTTTCCAATCCTTGTCCTATTTTAGCTACCGTCGGATAACGGGGAGCCTCTATACGGCTTGTTTCTTCGGGGAAAATCTGACTGTAATAATCCGTCGGATCGTCAATGCGGGATTGTAGTTCTTGCTCCAAGTTTGTACGGGTATCAGCCATAAAGCGTAGACATCACACCTGTCTGCATATCTGGATCAATCGCCATCTGCTTGCGAACGACACGCTCCTCCATGACATACTGGTTGTCCCGTGGGTCGCGTACCGTGCGCTCTGTTACGGTGACATCTCCGCCATGACCTAAACTAGCAACAAAATTAGGGCTTGCTGAAATCATAGCGTCTTGTTTTTCACGTAACTTTCTATTCATACCAAGAAACCCGTCACTTTGCGGTAAAGAATATCCGTACATAGCCGCTAGTTCTTCTACCGTAATTCCTTGCTCTGCCGCCATTTTTTCCCGCATCTTTTTATTTATTCCGAGAAAGCCATCGCTTTCAAAAAGTTTTGCGATGCTTCCTTGCTTTGGCATTTTTGCTTGAGTATCAATCTCGACTCTCGGGGCTATTGGGTCACCACCTTGGTTCATAGGCACGGGCATTGTTCCACGTGGAACAGCCATCGCCCGTTGTGCCAGCATTTTATTCACTGTGTCAGAACGTCGTTGCAAAAAAGATTCTATGCCTTGCCCCGTGACTTCTGAATCCACATCGTTGTACATAGACGCTACACCACCGCCCCCGGCAAACAAGCCTTGTGCTTTTAACGCATCTCGCTGTGCTAATACCGAATCATCATACCGACGGCGGTCAAAAGAATTTAAAAACGCGGCTTGCTCCTCGGTCAGGTTTCCTGCGTCAGCTTGCTGCAACAAAAAGTCCATGTTTGCCGCTTGTTGTGCGCTAACCGCTGGAACTTGTTGCGCATCGAAAGACGACTGATATCCTCCTAACGCTTCAGCACCTGCGTCTCTGTTAAGTGCTGCGACATCAACCGTATTGCCAATACCACTAACACCAATTCCACCTGTTTGACCTTGCGATGCCTGATACGCCATCAAAGCGTTGTACTGTTCTTCTGTTAACGTGGATTTATCGGGATTTGCCTGTTGCAAAAATTGCACACGACCGGGGTTGACTTGACCTAAAACACCTTCCTGCGCCCTGTTTAATAAAAAATCTAGGTTTTTGTTGCGTTCTGTAGCAAATTCTGAAACAGGTGGGGGCGGTTCGCCGCCACCGCCTTGATAACTTCCTACGTCAATATCACCGCTACTTCCCTGCGGGGTAAGATCCCCGCCGGCGGGAGCCACCGGTGTTTCTGGACGAACGATAGAAGGTGTCGGCTCGGTCGGAGGTGTGTACGGATAACGGGTATTTAACAAGGTTCCTACGTTTTCATAAGGGTCTGTGCGTTCAAACGGCGCGTAGGGGTCGTATGTGTCATACACCGACGCCGGGTCGGCACGGTAAATAACATCCTCTGCTGTGTATTCCGGCTGACCGTAATACGCACGAATAGTTTTTGGGGAGGCATCAAAAAGGGTTGTTTCGGGATTGTAAAATAAACCTACCCCCGGACTCTCCGACTCGCCACTATACCGGCTAGAGTTCTGGTTAAGAATATTTTCCGGTAGCTGCGACATTTGTTCGGGACTTAACCTTTGCCACATGCGCGTGTTGGGATCATAGTAAATAAACCGCGTATCTGCGCTGTTTGCGTCAAAAGCCGTGTTTTTATTGGGTCCACTATTTGTTAAGGGGGCGTCAACCCCATACCTATTTTTCGCCCACTCCCCTGTGTATTGATATATATTACGTCCCGTGGAGTCTACCAAGCCTTCGCCTTGGTCCGAAAACCCCCAGAGGTCTATAATTTGATAATTGGTTTGTATGGTGTTTGGTGCTGCTCCAAACCTAGAGCCGGGTTGAGCTAATGTTTTATCTCCTGCGCCGCCCGAAGGGTTTTGCAAAGACAAGGAACTTCCCATAGGTCCCGTCATTCCCGATAAATTAAGTGGAATATCGTATTGCTGGGTGTCTGGGTTGTAATAATACACTTGCCCGTTAATAACTCTCGTTCCGCTGTCTCCCGTAATATTTGCTGTTCCCGGTCCTGCCATAATTTTTACCCGTAATAGACTCGTGGTGTTAGTGACATATCTTTATCTTCCCAATCGTCCGAAGGTAACTGTACAAAATTACCCTGACGATATCTCATCAAAGCTTGGGTCGTGCTGTCCACCAAGTCGTCATGTTCCCCGTTAGGGAATGCAGCACATTCTTCTATGACCTCGTCCGCCCATGTTTCATCGGGTGCCCAGATCATTCCGCTTTCAAAAAGCGGGGATACACTATGTACCCTTGACAACTTATCATTTCCTCGGCTCGGCGTAAAGTTTACCACAGGAATTCCCATGTTGCGTAATTCGTGTGTCAAGGGCATTCCACTCGCCTTCGCTTCAATAATTACCGTTTCCGGTTCCCAAAAGTTATATTCTTCCAGCGCGATGGTTTTTAATTCAGGAAATTCCCACCGACCTTTGCTCGATGCCAGCAAAATTAAATGCGCAACCGTACCTTCTTCCGGGTAAAACACACCCCACGTTGTGATCGCACTGTAGTCCGCTGTCTCCCGTTTTGAAAACGCCGTGTCATAACTTTGTATTACATACTCCAGTTGCGGGATTTCTGAGTGTTCCCACCGGTTCCACCACTCCCTTTTCAAAATACTGGCTTCTTCACTCGTGGGATTCTGCTGATACTGCGCATTCCATTTACTTAGTGGAATCGACGCTTTTACCGCCGTTAAGTCCTTTTTTGACCAGAATTCAGGCCAACAGGGGTCCCCAGACGGCATTTCCATAGGAAATTCGATCAATTCCCACTGGTCTGCCAAGGGATCTTTCATCTGCGCACGCATCAATTGACCCGTTAAATCCTTCTCGGACCACCTTGTCATCACCAGAATAATGGTTCCACCGGGCTGTAGCCGCTGACGAGGACCACCTGTGTACCAATCCCATGCGTCATCAAAGCCTGCGTTGGACATTGCGGTCTGTTCCGAGTGCGGATCGTCAATAATAATCAAATCACCACCACGACCAGCGAGGTTTGAGCCAACGCCCACGGCATAATACATACCGCCCCTGCTGGTATCCCACCGCCCGGATGCCTTGGAATCCGCTGCAAGGCGCGTATTATCAAAAATTTCCTGATATTCCTCGCGTTCCAACAGGTTTTTAACCTTTCTACCAAAGTTAACCGCAAGTTCCGTGGTGTGTGTCGCCTGAATTATCTTCATTGCGGGGTTTTTCCCTATCAACCATGCAGGGAACAGGAAGCTTGCAAACTCTGACTTGGTGTGTCGAGGCGGCATATTGACGATTAAACGCTTTACTTCGCCCTTGGCTACCCGTTCAAGCTTGTCTGCAATAACCTTATGGTGGTGCCCTGCAATGAACTCGGGCCACATGGCTCTGACAAAGGTCAAAAAACTATCTTGGCACGCTTCGAGGCGGCTTAACTGCGCCAAACGAAGCTCTAATTTGAGTCTTTTGTCTTCAATTTCTGGTGTTTCTACACGGCTCATTAGGGGACCCTAGCGTTTCTCTAATTATGCGATTTTATCAGACGGTACGATTAACTCAACTATAAAATTTTTTACCCTAAAAGGGGACCCTAACATCTTTTTGTGTTTGTTTAGTTAGTAAGCACTAACAAACCTTTATAAGTTAGTAAGCACTAACTAACTTAATAAACCCCCTTTTTTGGAGCGGTACGAATTTACTGGTAATTATTTGCGAGAAACATGCCTCAAGCCCCCGTCCGCCACGCGGCGCGGCGCGTGCGGCGCGGATCGCCTCGAAACCCGCGTAAATGCTAGGTTTTAGCCTCAATTCCGGAATCCTAAAAGCCCGGAGGCGCGGTTCACGGCACGCGGTCCACGAACCACGGCACGCGGCGCGGATCTCGACGCGCTCGGGTCTCGGACCTCGGACCACGAACCACGGTTCGCGCTGTACGTTTCACGTAGAAAAGGGCGGGCGGGGCGGCGCATGATTTACTCGCAAAAAAAACCCGCCACGAAGGCGGGCTAGGTGGGTGGGTTGGGTTATCCCTTGAGCGACTCGCCCTTAGTGACAACGGCGCGGCGCAATATCGAATCTAACCGCGTGACCTCGGTATGTAACCGGTGAACCTCGGCGGTCAGTTTATCGATATCGTCGGCGGCACTGTCGTAATCGTCGGCGGTAAATTCTAAGCCCGCCGTGCGCTGATCCGCACCGATCCGGCGCAATTCTGGCGCACCGATTTTTAAGGTGATATCAAAGTGCATACCCTCGACCGCTTGGTTGATACTAAGAGTCATTAGTAGCACCCCGCAACCGGCGACCCAGTTCGTTAATAAGATCGTCGTCGGTGAAGTTCTTAATGTCGGCGGCAACCGGCAACCGGTGCGTTATGCCTTCGCGCTTGGCAGTCTCAACAACCGCGCTAAAAATGTCGGGCAGTTCAATATCGCTTTCATCGGCGAGAGCCAACAACATATCCGCATCTTCGACGACAATAGATAGATCGTTAAGATCGCCTTCCTCACAGTTTTCAACTTGCACTTGCGGGTACAGTGTCCCACTAATTGTAACTCCTCTCATAATCATTTCCTTTTTTGTCGCGGCAAAATTGCCACCGGTGAAAGTATAAGACTGATCGCATAAAGAAATCAAATTAAAAAAAACCCGCCGAGGTGGCGGGCTAAGTGGTGGGTATATAGTGCGTTACAGTTCGCGCCCGATGTCACCGGCGACGTGATGACGCAATACTGTGAAAGGTGGACACTCTTTTGCGAACTGCGTTACCCGCTCGGCGTCACTGGTAACATCGCCGACAGTATCCCGCCAATGCAAAGCAACCCGCCCGCCCTCGGCATAACATCCGCCCGAGTCGCTCGACTCGGCACGCGTCGCGGCATTGCCGTGCGCAGTGAATGCAATAATGAAAGAGCGGTCCTCGCGTGCGCACAATGGGCGACCGTTGCCACAGTTGCGACAGTTCACGCCCAGTTCATATTCGGCGGGGCATCGATAGATCGACTTGCCGCGGATGTATGCCGTGCGATCAGTCCACGCGGTACGCGGTAACACCACGACCGAGGGAATGCCCTTCGCGTGTTGATTGCGGGCAACGTGCAA